AGAGAGGCCACGACATATTTGTGATTGCCGATGGTGATGATGTCGCCAGCCAGAATGGTTCCGGTGCCGGTGTCGAGCGTCAGGGCGGTAGAGCCCACGGCATAACCGCCAGCCTCGTTAATGAGGTAGCTCGCGCCAGTGCCAGCGGTTGCGCCGTTGATCTGAGCGGACTCACGAACGCTGAACCCGTGCAGGTTGAGCAGTTCGCCATCGCGGAGAGTCATGCTGTTTCCGGCTTCGTTGGCTTTCGTGAGTTGGCCGAGAGTGCGGAGAGCAGCGCCAGCGGCGGTATTGATCACGAGCGAGCGGCCTGAACTTGGAGCGCCGTTGTCATCGAGAATCTTGCGCACCTGGGCAGAGTCGCCAAGGGTGGAGGCGAAGGGAGTTGTGCCTGCGGTGCCGTAAGCACGGGATGCGCCAGCGGCGATGGCGTCGCAAAGGTCGTTCTCCATCTCATTGACGAGAACGCGGAAAGCCTGAGCGATCTGGCCTTGCTTGATGGTCAGGAAGCCAGGACCTGCGTCCATGCTGCCGACTTCTTCGCCAGTCCAAGAGAACCCGGCATACTTGTTTTTGCTGAGCGTGACGGTGGCGTTGGCAATGGTCTGATCAATCGCGGAAGGCACAGCCATAGCAGGCGTGAACGTCGCGGTTGTATTGACCGGAGTCTGCGGAACGCGCAGGGTTTGATTCGTGGCAAGTCGGTCTGCCTTCGGGTCGCGGGAGACGCCGGGAATGCAGCCGACGAGTTCGCGAGAAACCACGTCAAGCGCGGCATAAACGTCAGGAATGAGATTTGAGAGGGTATTAGCCATATTGGTTTTCTAGGTGAGAGTGTTGGGAGTGATTGGTTAGTCGGTGACTTTTCCGCCAGCAGCGCAGAACTCGCGCTTTTCGCCAGCCTTGAGTTTGCGGAACTCGGCGCGGGTAAGTTCCTTTGGCTCGCCGGTGCGGGCTTGAGGATCACGGGCAACGGGATCTGCACCAGCTCCAGCGAGGCGGGCGGTAACTTCAGTATTCACCGCAGCTTCAAAGTCAGCGGCGGCCTGCACGGATGCAGCTTCAAGGCTGGCAATCGTGGCAGCGTGTGCCGTTACTTGAGCTTCAGCGGTGGCGAGATTGGCAGAGGTTGCCTCAAAATCAGCGCGGAGAGAGGCGAGAGCGTCGGCAGACTCGGCAAGCTGGGACTCAAGATTCCCGACTTTGGTCTGAAGGTCTGCAATTTTAGTGGACGTGAACATAGGATTAATTTGTTTCGATGGTGTCAAAATTAGAGCAGGCGCGAAACGTATTCGTCGAGGGTCTCAATGGTTAGGCTGTCAACGAGTCCGAGCTTTTCGGCTTCCTCGGCTGGCATCCATTGGCCTTCCATCGCGTCATCCTCAACGTCGCGGTTGGTGCGGACGGCGGCGCGGAATTGAGCGTGCATCGAATCAACGGAGGCTTGGAGCTTGGCTTTTTCTTCGTCAGTGAGCGGACGCCACGGAGAGCCTGTGTCCTTCCACTTGCCAGCCTTGATCATTTGCATCGAAAGTCCTTCGATCTCTGCCCATTTCGAGGCGTCCAGCATGGCGATATAGACGCCGATGCTGCCAACGATGGCCGATGGAGCGGCGGCGATCACGTCAGCGGCGGAGGCGATGTAATAGCCCGCAGAGCAGCAAAGACAGTTGACGTAGGCGTGAATTTCCTTGGTTTCGGCAAGTTCACGAACGCGGGTGAAGGTTTCGTGAACACCCACAACGGAGCCGCCGGGTGAATTGATGTCGAGCACGACTTTGGAGATGCTGGCGTCACCTGCCACGCGGGAAAGCGCGGCATCAACGTCGGCAAGGTCAACGCCGCCGTAGCAGTCGAGGTCAAACATCGAAACGCGCTTGTCGATCACTCCGTCGATGTGAATAACTGCCACGTCTCCGAACTTCTCGAAGACGCGCCCACGCCGGTAGGTGGCCTCGCGTTCATCCATCGCCTTTGGTTCAGGATGTCCGATGGCTTGACCGCCGATAATCATCGGGCCGGGAGCGCCAGTCAGTCCCATGTGCTGCAAAAGGTGCTGCTCGAAGGCGTTTCGCTCAATCGGACGGAGCATCAGCGCCGAACAAAAGAGCTTCGAGAAAAGGTGAGGGTAAGTTTTCATTCCTGGGACTGCATATTGAGTTGGTTGATCACGCCGGGCGTAGGCTCATAGAGCATATTGAAGTCAACGCCTTCGGCTTCGCACTTCGCTTTGGTGCGGGCGAGGAATCGGATTTGATCGGACATCTCGGCATCGGCGTCGAGTCCCTGCTCTTCGAGAAAGCGAGGAATGGACATGCCGCAGTTGCGCGTGAGCGTCTTGAAGGCGTTCGCCATCCTGCCCACGTCCACGGTGATCTTGCGAGGGCCACGGAAAAGGATCTTATCAAACCAAAACGGGTCTTTTGGTTGCGCGATGCGGCCTGATTTGATGGATGTCGCCACCTTCCAGATGATCTCACGGCGGACAAATTGCCACGTCACGAGGTCGCCAAGCTGATCAAAGGCAGACTGCGCATCTTCAGCGTCGTAACGAACGGAAGTGCCTCCGCCTTCAGTCATTGACCACATGACGGAAAAAGGCAGGTCATAGCCAAGGCACATTTGCTGGAAAAGCAGTTTAATGAACTCCAGCACGTTCTGCCCTGGGTGATTACTCGTCAAAAGCTGCAATTCTCCATGCTCGCCGAGGTAGTTCACCATTGAACCGAATACCTTTTCGAGAGGCTGTGTGTTCGTTGGATCGGTGGCATTGCCGGTCTCGATCTTGTTAAACGCGCCCTTCTTCCCACGCTTGCCAGTGCCTTTCACAGCGACGGCAAGGGCCGAATGCAGCTTCGCGGTGCCGGTGACGAGCGCGTTGAGGTCGAGGGCGTCGATGCCCTGATTCAAGCCAGAGTAACCCCAAGGCATCCCACGATGTCCACGGGCGCGGCGGCGTTTGAAGAGGTGAATAACGTCCTGTTTGGCGATGAGTCGGAAGGCTTCGTTGCCCGTTTTGGGCAGGGATCGGACCGAATAGGCCAGCGGGCGCTCGAACTCGTTCACTTTCACGCCATCGTCCCACATCGCGGGTGAATCACCCTTGCCGAGCGGTGGCGTTTCGATCTCGAACACGTCGAGAGGCTGAATCATCGGCCATCCCGACTCTCCTTTGACCATGACGGCGTTGTATTCGCCGTCCAAGATGATCGTTTCGGCGGCGAGGCGCTTCGATTCCCAGCCGTCAACACTGCCGTCGATGCTGTAGGCGTCTTTGTTGTTCCACCACGTTTCGACATCGCGGCGGGCTGCGTCGTTAAACGCCTGATCTTCCGTCTCGAATCGAAAATGGATGCCGGTGCCGATGGCCTGCCGGGCGAATTTGCTTTTGATGCGGGTTAAGAATGCGCAGTTAGCTTCGAGTGCGCGGTGCTTTTTGATCACTTCGCGCCGAGTCCACGGCGTTAGCTCCCTGCGGCTGTTCGTCGGGAACGCTATGAAGCTGCGCCGTGTTGGCGAATCGGTGGTGGCGTCGTATGCGGCTGCGCCCATGCCTGCGGTAATATCACTCATGGCTGGAATCCTCGGAAATCAGGGCGGGTTGCCGAAACGGTGCCGTCATCATCGCCGTCTGTGCTGGCATACATCGTCAGAGCGCGGCGGCAGCAATTCATAACCTCCAAAGCTGAGAATTGAACGTTCCGCTGGAAGCTCTTGCCGTTCAGAGACGAGCTGGTGAGGTGTCCAATGGTTCCCTTGCCGCTGAGAATGGAAGCCCTCGCGTCCTTCATCAGTTTATCGCACAGAGCCGTGGAAGCATCGGCCTCCATTTCTGTGACAAGGATGTTTACAAAGTCGTCGGCGGTCATTTACGAGGCGGAACCTGTCAAAGGTTGCAAAATCTCACATGTGAGAGATTAGGTTTTCCCGCTAACTGAAAGACGAAAGTAAATTTCTGCTTGCAGTTAGCCTAAACTGCCGCCAGTGTCAAATTACAAATAGGTTGTTCTCTGGCAGGAACCATCGCCCTTCTAAAGCGACTTCCTCACGGGAACACCGCAACAAAGCCGATCATCTGCCAGAGGTCGGCTTTTTTGTTGGTTACTTGCCCACCGTCCATCAAACAGGGCAGCGAAGCGGAGACGCCAGCAGCGCGCAAATGCAGGAGGTGAGAACTCCAGTGCCATCCACCGCGCCAATCGTGGATTACTCGCAGGGAGCGGCAAGTGCTGTGCTGGCGCGAGGATAAACAAAGCTGGCAGGGTTCCTATTTGCTGGGGAGGAGGGAGGGGTTTGGATTGAGATGAGGATTTACTCTTCAACGGCTGGCGCATTCTTCGAAAGCCACTCCTCGCGGATCGTCTCCAAGAACTTCGTTTCAATGATGCCGCTCATTACTTGGTGCATCTTTTCAGTATCGGCGAGATGGTTGTCGCCAGTGCAAACCCAGACGAGTTTCGTTGTGCCATCGGGCATCATCTTTTCTTCCGTGTGCTCATTGCACATCTGATCTCGGTAATCGTTGCCAACGTTACGAGGTAGCCACCAGAGCGTTTTATGCTCCTTAATGCACCCGTAATAGAACTGTTGTTTCGCGCCCTCATCGTAATACCAGACAAGGTCTTGCTGATCATCATCCACGGGCGACATTCGGACATCATTTCCGCGAAGCTGAGCCCACCCGCCCCCTTTCGATGGGCTGAAGACATCGGCGTTTTTCCGCGTGAACTCATAGACCTTTTTATTGATCTGAGATTCAAAGCCGGAGTCAATGAGGCCAGCATAAACGCTGTATTTCTCGCCCGCGAAAAAGTAACCGTTCTGTTCTCCGTGGCTGTCTGGTTTGATACCTGCCAGTTCTTCGATCTGATCCCACGAAACGGCGCTGCCGTAGTCCACAAGGGAGGACCACACGGGGCACTCAGGCTGATCAAAGGCCAGCCCCCAGGCTCGAATACTCCACCAAAAGCACGCGCCCTGAACGTCAACGCACATGGTCAGAATCTCCGGCTTGCGCGGGATTTCCTTGATCAGGTATTCAGGCGAGCGGGCAATCGCTGAATCAAGATCGGTTTGCTTAACGTCCGTGGCCTTGCGGATGAACGGCAAGCCCAGGGTCGAGTTGTAAAAGTTATGCATCCGCGAGACGTTCCCACGGGCTAGGAGAAACTCTTTCGCGATGATCCCCCAGCCTTCAAACGGCGAGAGAGCCGCCCACACATGGAAGCTGGCGTGATCCACTGCCGCCTTTGGGTTATGGCTGCGAAGCTCGTAACGGCGAAGCATCCACGATTGATGGCTCTGATCGATCTCGGCAAGGCAGGAGCCGCATTCGTAAACGGTGCCACGTTCCACGGCTTCGAGGTCATAGCTGCCGCCCGGCGTCTTGCACGACTCGAACTTGAAGCGCCCGGTCTTTTCCACATGCTTTTCACCTTCCGCCAGTGGCTTTCCGTCGGGGCCGAATGGAACCTCCTTTTCTTCGCTGAAAAAGGTCATGCGCTGCATTGTTTTACAATGCGGGCAGGGCAAATAAACGTGCGTCTGGGAACCTGCTTTGAACCTCGTCCACGTCCGCGCCCATTCAGTCGTAGGCGTTGAGTTCTCCACGATCTTCCGCGTGAAGCGAAACTGTTTCGAGCGGGCAATGGCAAGGTCTTGCGTGTTCGCCTCTCCGTCCGTCGTGTGCTTCACTTTGTCGGACTCGTTGAGCACGATCAACTCAGCTTGAAACCCGGCAAGCTCCGCCGCACTCCCGCCGCCCACGACGCGAAACACCATGCCCACAAAGTGCATCAAGAGCGTGATCCAATGTGTGCGGTCGATAATGGCCTTCTCGGCACAAGGCACGCACTCCATGATGTGAGGCTGAAGTTCTGTCCGGCTGAACTGCATGGCCGTCTTGCGCGTCGGGTCCACCCAAAGAATCGGGCCGGGCCAAACGGCGATTTTGTGAAGCACGACGGCGATGGAAAACAGTGTCTTGCCGCATCGAGCAGAACAGCAAAGCGTGATGTGATGCGTTTTTTTCTGCCAGTAGATGTCGTAAATCCCACGCCAAAAGGGCATGAGGGATGTGTCGAGCGGACCTGGATTCAGCGAGCCGATGATCTGCGGGATCACCACGTTCTTATCAATCCATTCCCAGACTCGCTGCACGGGCCGGACCTGCATCGTCGATTTGATCACCTTGCGGGCAATCGTCGCGAAGCTGGCGAGGTGCGAAGGGTCAATGTCAGTCTTCACCTGCGCGACCTCCCTCGTTTCTTCGCCTGTTTCGTTGCTCGTTTCGTGATGCTCAAAGGCTCGTCATCAAGGTCGGAGTCGTCGTCATCTTCCTCGTCTTCAACCGGTGGCGCCGTGGGGCCATCCTCCGCGAAGAACTCGCATCGCTCCAAGGTTCGGAGCACGGTATCAACCGCGCCCTGCACGATCTCTTCCGCCTCGTGGAAGTCAGTGAGGTGCAGCATCTTCTGCGCGAGCGAGCCGGGCAGGTTATTGAGCGCCTGCCGGGCCGCGCCCATGATCACTGAGATTCCAGCTTCTACTGCGTTTGCGTCCACTAGCTTCCCCAGAATCTTCATCGTTTCGATTTCGAGCTTCTGGCATTTGAGCTGAAGTTCACGGGCTTTCCAGTCGGCAACGGTCACGGGTTTGTCTTCGTCTGCGCCCTCTGGGTCAGTCTTGGCAATCGCGTTGTCAGTGAAAAATTTCATCCACTCCGCGACATTGTGCCGCCCGTCCGCCCTCGGTGACGGGTAGTCCGCCCGATCCCTTTGGATGCGCTGAATCGTCTTCCTAGAGCAGCCAAGATGCCGGGAAAGCTCGTCATAAGTCCGCACGAATCGCACGTTTGTCGGCAGTTCATGGGAGGTGGCTTCTGTCATGGGACGGCTTTTTTATGCTAATATGCAAATTTACGCATGGAGACGTTAAAACCGCTTAGGCGGGGTGATGTCTAAAAGAATACTTATAGGGGGCATACCTATATCAACAATGCTTGATGGTCGATGATGGCGTCACTCTTGGCTAGATTATCATCGGCCCACAATGGTTGAAGGTTGGTGTATCGCATGGCAAGACGGATGTGATCTTGGTTCGTGAGGTCGAACTTAGCGAGAGGCATGATGTGATCTATGTGCCATTCCTTCCCGTGATTCTCCCATGTCATACCGGGTTTGAATTGAGCTTCGATGTGAGCCTTCAACTCAGATACAGTGCATCCAATGTAGTTGATAGTTCTGTCTGATTTGATTCCTCCAGCCTTTTTCACGCGGTTAATTGCCGATCTCGCAGACTCGTGAAGCCTTGCTTTTATCCTGCGAAACTCGATCATCTTAGGATCGTCTGAATTGAATTGAAGTCGTGCACTGTTGCTTTGTCTCTTTCTATTTTCTGGCGATCTGAGCCGCTCAATCTTGGCGCATCCACATGATATATAACCACCGGCAAGAAGGTGCTTCCCTGATACTGCCTTCGTTGTGCCACAACTACAAACGCAGCGCCAAAACGTGTATCTCTTTGGACCTTGCTTCAACGGCCTCACTCCATCATGAGCAATGACGGTAAGCCTGCCAAACGTCTGGCCGATAAGTGATGGTGCTGGTTTCATAGCCTCTTGAACACCTCCACAACGGGCGCTAGGCGCTGTTTGAGCGTGGTTCTCTCGCTCTCTGACATCTTGCCCACATCGAGAATTGCGAGGCTAGAAACGAGCCGTGCGAGGTGGGTGATGTAGCTGCTTTTGACGCTGGCCTTTGTGCCTGTGCTGTCTGCTTCGGGCAGGAGTTGCGCGAGTTGGTAGGCATGACGAAGGCCGCGTGCTGAGTCTAGGTCGAGCTTCCCCTCGCGTGATAGTTGAGCGAGTTGCATCCATCGGCAGCGAGTAGCACGGGTGAGGGCAGGGATATGATTGTCCACCCAGGTTTCCCATTGACCTCGTGGAATCGTCGTCTTCCACCTGAGCAGACAGAGCCCGGCTTCGACGCACTTCCTCAGGCGTTCTGCGCTCATTGAGGCCGCACTGGTGCCGACAGCGTTGGCCTCGCTGACGAGTTGTAGCAGTTGGTCTAGCTCGTCTTGAGAGGGTTGATAGTCAGTTTGTGCCATTGTTTATGATGCCCGGTTGAATGTGTCTTTGATCACGTTTTGGAATGCCCACTCGGTTCTGGCGGGTCGTGAGCTTTTGCCTGTCCTGCCTGCCCGGTAGCTTTCCACGGCTTCAGCGGACTTCATTCCTGGCGCTGGAATGCCAGCAAGATAAACGTGCTTCAGGTGGACACAGTAGCGGCTGACGGTCGCCTTGGTCACGCTGTGATCATTGGCGATCTCAGTCTCGTTCTTCGCGATCTGAACGCCGAGGCCGAACACGAAATCCACGCAGCACGCCATCAGTCGCGGCTGTGGAGCATCTACGATCTCGCCTACTAATCGCGCCAGCGTCTCCTTTCCTGTGAGCCGGTTCACGTCCACCAGAGCGGCAAGCCGGTTCTCTGTCAGTAAGTCATTCACCACTCCAGCGATGAGCTTCACAAGCCTCGCGTCCACCGTCTTCATTCGCCTCGCCAGCAGTTCGCGGAGATGATCTTCGATGGAGTCACAGGCCGCTGAGGGATCAACCTCGTATGAGGCTTCGACATATTC